CTAACCTAGCCTAATATACAACCGAGGTGTATCACCTTTTTCCCAATAAATAACATCATACCAAAGGTTAGATCCTTCTAAGCGTTTACCATTTCGATCAAATAAACTTACTGGAACCGAACCAAGCGCAGGACAGGCTTTTATATAACTAGCCGCTGCAGCACCATTCAACTTTATAAACTTGTTGTAATCAAATTCCTTTTCATCGGTTGCGACGTCGCAACTATGATCTACTTCAACACTGCCAGTTTTCAAACTCTTCTTGTATTCCCGGATCTGGGACACAGTCATATTACTATTGATTCCGTAAATTTCTTTATTGGATAATGGTAACATTTCACATAGCTGGGAATAACTATAACCAACATACTTATCATCTAAAAACATAGTACGAGTGCCACTATTATTCCTCATGCAAAATCTGTCATATACAGCCAAAATACGAGACAAAGCAGACTTATCCAATCCAAAATTGTTAAAAACAAATTCATTAAAATCTACATAACCAAACTTCTCATAATATTTACACGTCTTACATTCTGCCAAATGAAAACCAAGTCGAATATAAGACGTTTTAATATCCATGATATCCTTCTTGATATAGTCAAAAGAACCAATAGCCATACCATCGACATCCTGTCCTAAGTCAAACATCCCAAATACAATATCATTCCTTTTTTCAATATCCATCTTTATTACCTCTATTTTTTCTTCAATGCTTTTTTCCGACTACGGGCGTGATTCTTCACAGCTAATTCATTTACCTGACTGTCTAAACCTTTGCGCACAATAGCCTCCTCATTACTTATAAAGTCATGTGCAGAAGTTTTACTAATCATTTCCGATGTATCATAGCCGTTATAGTCAGAATTTTTGACAAACCACCAATCATGCCAATAGCGCCTAATTAGCTGGGTGTTCATAGCGTTTTCGTAATCCCACGCATCATAATAAGATGCATGAGCGAAACGCCAATATTTATTACAATCGATTACATTCGTAGTAATAGACCGCCAAATTTTATCTACCATAAAAAACCGCTGAGCGGTACACATGATATACACATGTTTTTTTCTCTGCTGGCATAATAATCCGATCAGTTCCAGCGGAAAAGATGCATAATTCCGATGGGAGAGCACAGAAGAAATCTCATCAATCAGAACAACATAACCTTGTACACCTTCCGGCATTTCATTACCTAGATCTACAAGCTGGTTAAAATTGATAAGCGGTATATATGGGATATCTTCCAGTTTGAAATTGCTGTAAAATACCAAAGTATCGCCATATTTCTTATACAACGATCTTGCACGGTGTACCATCGAAAGCGTCTTACCCTTGCCGAACATACCAACAAACATATCAATTCCGAACGCTTGAAAGTATTTCCATTTCTTTTTACGTATGTATTCGATCAGGTCCCGAATGGAATAGATCGCTATGTTATGCAGGTTAAAAATAATACAGCGTGTCAGCTTCACACATAGCAGGATCACGCAGACCAATATAATAAAAGCTGTCATATCTTATTCCTTTCCTTGTCCAAACATAAGTTTTACAACGTCCTGTGTCAGATCATCATATGCCTGTGCTGTTTCTTCTGACTTCTTCCCGGACAATATAATTTTATCTTCCAGTATAGAATGTTGTTCATTATTCAGATCTTCCAAAGCGGCAAGATCATCCTGAATATCCTTCAGCTTGTTTAACAGTCGATATCCGAAAGAAATACAAACACAAGCAAAAAATATAATGCCAAACAGGCACAGAAAAATAATAATACGCATAGCATCAACTCCTTATCTGCCAAGATTCGCAAAATGTCCCATAGCAACGGAAACGGCTTCAAAAACCACACAGAAAGCAAGCAGATTACAAATAAAGCCTGCATCAAGCTGCATAGTGCCGCTACTCTGTAATAACTGACTGATTGCATCCATCTTTACACCTCCTACAGTTTCCCTAACTTACTGAAACGACGGCAACACCGCTGTACAGTCTGAATTGCAAACTTGGCAACGCAGAAATAGAAATACAGCAGAAACAAGTTGTAACATTTCAAAGCAAAATCACAGACCATATCCCAAGTAAAATCAGCAGCCGGAATAGACTGTGTAAAAAAACCAAAACTGTTTAAATCGAAACCATTCATTTTATTTACCTCCAACAAATTCCAATAAAACTAAAAAATCCAAACATACCAAGTATAATAAGCCAAAACCAAAAACCCAAAGGCATATCATTATGAAACTCTGATAAAAAATCTTTCAATTTTTCCATATACAAACCTACCAATCACGAGTAATAAACATCATCAAAACTATATAAATTCCCACGATCACAAATTCAAATATAGCCTGATGAAAAGAAATAAAATCAACGCTAAACAAAAACAGACAATCAACAAAACACAGAACAATCAACAACAAAGTAAAAATAACTGGATGCTCTCTACATAAATCTTGTAATGAAAACATATATACATCTTCCAACCTTTCCGATCAGGATCACTATACCAGCAAGCAATAACAAAATCACTGCTGATAGCATAGCAACAACCAAGTGAAACAATATAATATATAAATCCCATTTATCCGGGAGCAGTAGAGACCACAGAGACATGTAAACACCTCTTTATTTTTTCAATCCTTTCCTGTATAATTGAATCAATTCACAGGAAAGGGGATAAAACAATGAAAATTTTAAAAGCATTTTTAGAACTATTTGGAAAAATGGTATTATCTTTAGCTGTCATTATTTCCGTAGCATTTGCCATAATAGCAATCATAGGTATGTTAAAACTGGGAAACGAATATAAAAAAGACAACCCGGACAATAACAACAATCAGAAAGTAACAATAGAAATTTCTAACTATTAAAAATTCTGAAAACAACCCAAATAAGTAAAAAGGAAACCATATCAAATAACAAAAAAGCCATAAGTGAGACTTTAAACCCCAAAAACGTAAAAGGAATATTTAAGAGATCATTACAAGCAAAAAGAATTTCTTTCATAAAAACTACCTCACAAAACCCATTTGATAATACCAACAACAACAATCAATCCGATTGCTGTTCCAATTAAAGTAATAATTTGATACGGTAACCATGCATAAACCTTTGCAAGTAAAGCAGGTACATTACTTACAGAAGAAACGATAGTATCTAAAGTTTTTATCAGCGAACTGGTAGCGGATGCATCAATCTGTGAAGAACTAGGCGCATTCGATATATCTGTATAATCATCATTACTTACATTGCTACCTGGAGCGGTAGATGATCCGTTGCTATTGGATGAATTATCTTCCGAAGATGTATCACGACCATCTGTATACTTAAATTGACCATTTTCCCACTTACCATATGAAATTATTATATTTCCATTTTTATCTACATAGTCACTCTCTCTAATTTCAACACGTTTGATTACTAAAAAGTGTATATAGTTATCAGAAACAGCTTTACCAGTTTTATCCGTTATCTGAATAAAAACATCAAAACGATTTTCCAAACTGGACGTACTTAAAAAAGAAAATAAATCTTTTACATTTTCCCATGTAAAAACAAGTTTATCCGCTGTAAATTTACAAGGGCTATATTTTGTTGCTTCCAAATCTTTTGCTTCAAGCGGTTTACGCTCTTTTCCAATAAATACTTTAAAACCATATTCAGATTCTTTACCTTCAACAAAAGAGCCTTTTGTTAACCAAGTCAAAGTATACTCAGTGTACTTATTTAAACCATTATCGTTGTGCGTTTTTAAATAAAACTTTGGCGGACCATCATTTTTTTTATCTTCCCAAGGCTTTTTACCCTTATCAAGCAATGACTTCATATACTCAAATAACTCTGAAATGGTATACAAATTCGATGAAGAAAAGGCTACCTTTGAATCATAACGATCTACAGACATATTGCCGTAAGGATTCAAAATGTAAAACTTTGCAAGCACTTTATCAAGTTCTGCAGTTTCATATCCTAAACCTACCAAATAAACATACCAAGACTTATTAGTATAATCTGATAAACCATCTATAGTTTTATTTTTAAACCAATACAAAGCAGTATTTGTTTTTCCGAAATCCCTATAATTTACAGTTGTATTACCACCACTTACACTTGTGTAAGTTGTAGCCAGTTTTGCAGTAGCCTTATCTTCTACAAATGCAGAAATATAAAACCCTTTTGTACTATCAGGATATTCAACTGCAAATGGAGTGGAGGAAGTCGAACAGTCAGATATTGCATAATCTAACCTT